GAGTAATCAAGACTTGCCATCTGAACATTTTAACCTGTTTAAGGGAAACAAAACAAAAATAACAAGGAACAAATAACATGACACAAGAAACAAGCGACTTAACAGTCAAAAAAGAAGGTGCGATAGCCACTCTAGATTTTGAAGCAGACTCAGGAATGGGTTTAGAAAATATAGATAAAGGCGATTTAGCTTTACCGTTTCTAAAACTACTTCAAAGTGGTTCTTATGAAACTAAAAAAAAACATGCAAAATATGTTGAAGGTGCAGAAGCTGGAATGTTTTACAATACAGTTACTAAAAAACTGTATAGTGGAGAGAAAGGTATGAATGTAATACCTTGTTTCTACAAAATGACATACCCAGAATGGGCACCCTTTGACAAAAGTGAAGGCAGACCTGTACACCCAGACAGAGGTCCAGAGGTTATGGCTCAGACTACTAAAAGTGGTACAAAAGATGTGTTGGCTAATGGTAATGAAATCATTAAGACAGCAAATCATTTTGTAATCATACTTGGAGATAGACCAGAGAAGGCTTTAATGTCTTTGAAAACTACTCAGTTAAAAACTAGTAGAGGTTGGAATTCTTTGATGGATAATGAAATGATTATTTCAAAAACATCTGGTAAGTCTATACCCGCTCCTGCGTTTTCTAGAGTTTATAAAATAAACTCTGTAGAGAATACAGGTAACTTTACTTGGCATGGAATGACCGTAAATTTGGTTAAACCAGTGGAGAATGCAGAAATCTATAGCATGGCTAAAGATTTTAATTTAGCATTACATAAAAGTAATGTTGCAGCTGCTTCAGTAGAACCTGGTCAACCACAAGAAAAATCTAATTACTAGATTTCTCGCAAGAGGAAAGGGACAGGGAAGCGAGAGTGGAACTGTCCCGACCCGGGATCATTATGGAAGACGAATTTATAAAGCTGTTTACTGGCTATAGAGGAGATTTTGGCATAGCGGATATGTCTAGAACTTCTTTAGATACAGATAAAAATAAAATTAAACCTAATTACGAATGGGCAGGGAGACCTCTATCTATTAATGACTACAAGGATCACTTACACGGTAAAATATCTATAGGTGTTCAGCCATGTACTTTAAATAAAACAGCACAATTTGGTTGCATAGATATAGATCCACCTAACTACGGTGATTTTAAAGTAGAAAAATTTCTTTCTTTATTTGAGCAATACAAACTACCTTTAATTCCAATACTCTCTAAGAGTGGTGGATTACATTGTTATATATTTTTAAAAGAACCAATACCTGCAATAGATCTTATTGATGGTTTAAAAGCTTTTCTCCTCCCACTAGGTTTAAAACCTACCACAGAAATTTTTCCTAAACAGAAAGAATTAAAGGAAGACGAAAAAGGAGACATCAAACCAGGAAACTTTATAAACCTACCTTACTATAATAATGGTGAGTCTACTAGATATGCGTTAGACAAAAACAATACTAAATTAAATTTAGAGTCTTTTATTAAATTTGCAGAACAATCAAGAATTAGTAAAAAAGATTTAGAAAAACTTGTAGAAGAAACACACAGTAATATTTTAAAAGGTGCAGACCCAGAATTTGATGATGGTCCACCTTGTTTAGCTTTATGCTCTAAGACTAAATTAGAAGATGGTAGAGATAGATTTATGTATAACTACATGGTCTTTGCTAAAAAGAAATACAAAGACAAATGGCCAGATCAAGTATCAAAAGCAAACTATAGTTATTTAGAAGACCCATGGGATAAAACAAAATTAGATTCTAAAATAGCTGCGTGGAGAAAAGATACAGCAGGACATACTTGTTATGAAGAACCTATTAAAGATAAATGTATGCGAGGTCTTTGTTATTCTAGACCTTTTGGTGTTTCATCAGATGGTATATCTGTATTCCCAGACATTACTGATTTTCAAATTATAAAATATGTAGAACCAGAGTATAGATTCCAGGTAGTAATGCCTAGTGATGATAAGGTAGAAGTTGTAATAGCTAACACTAAGTTAATGACTACACAAAAAGAAGTTTTAAATTTAATCTGGGAACAGACAGGAGTTTATTTTGAACCCCTTAAACCAAAAGATTATAGAGCAAAATTAAACGAATGGAGAAATGGTTGTGAAACAATTTATCCACCTAAAGGAACTCAAGTTACAGACAGATTAAAAGATGAGTTATATCAATACTGCATTAATGGTCCTCAAGCTAAACAAAGAGGACAGGTTAAAAATGGAGCTTGTTATACTAATGAAGGTAATCATTACTTTAAATTTACAGCTTTCATTCAGCATCTAGGAAACAATTGGAAAATACCAGAAGAAAGAATAGCAAGACAATTAGAAAAAGATTGCCAAGTAGAATTTAATCATTCTTTAAATGTTGAAGGTAAAACATTAAAGGTCTGTCGACTCCCACAACTCCATTTGGATCAGATAGAATATAAACCAGTGGAGAGAAAAGAGAGTAATTACTAATGAAAAAATATAGAGTAATAGGTCCTCCAGGTACGGGGAAAACAAGAAGTTTATTAAAAACAGTACAGAAATATATTGATGAAGGTGTGTCTTTACAGAATATTGGATACTTTGCTTTTACTAGAAAAGCAGCTAATGAAGCTAGAGATAGATTTTTAGCCGACAATGTAGGTCTAACTAAAAAAGATTTACCTTATTTTCAAACCCTTCATTCATTTGCTTTTAATCAGTTAGGATTAAAAGAAGAAAATGTAATGCAAGAAGAACACTATAAAAAAATAGGTGAGACATGTGGCATACAAATTAAATATGCAAACCATGAAACCAATCAATGGAATGGAATATTCTCATCTGACAGTGAGTATTTAAGTTTAATTAATTTAGCAAAAGTAAAACAAATTACACCTTTGGAACAGTTTGATAAAAACGAACACCTTACTTGGGTGGAAAGATTTAAACTAGACGCCATAGCAAAAGAAATAGAAAATTTTAAAAAAACTTATGGTCTAATAGATTTTAATGATATGATTGAAAAGTTTTTAAAAGCTGAAGACACTAAAAGTTTTCAAGTAATTATTGTAGATGAAGCTCAAGATTTATCTAAGCTGCAATGGAATATGTTAGATAAAATAATGAGAGATAGTATGTCTGCTAATCCTAGAGTATGGATTGCTGGAGATGATGATCAAGCTATTTTTGGATGGGCTGGTGCTGATGTTAGATCATTTCAATTATGGCAAGGGAAAGATGTACTCTTAACTAAATCTCAAAGAGTTCCAATAGATGTACAAACTAAAGCTTTGGATGTTATTTCAAGAGTAGGTATAAATAGAATACAAAAAGATTATTTACCTAAAGAAGAACGAGGAGAAATAATAGAAAGATTTAAACTAACCGATCTTATCACTGATATGGAAAAGGGGGACTGGCTTATTCTTACTAGAACCAATTCTTTATTAAAACCTATTCTACCACAATTAAAAAGACATGGTTTATTTTTTCAAACAGCACAAGGTAATAGTATTGGCAAATCTTTATACGAAGATATTGGTTATTGGAATCAAATGAGAGAAGGAAAAGAAATTCCAGAAATACAATTACAGAGAATAAAAGAAAAAACGAATGAAGTAGATATTACTTTACCATGGCAAAAAGCTTTTACTAAAGTAGCACCTAGTCAAATTGATTACATGGAAGCAATGTTAACTAATGGAGAAGACTTAACACAAACACCAAGAATAAAAGTATCTACTATTCATGGGGCTAAGGGAGGTGAAGCAACCAACGTTGTATTATTTTTAAATCAAACAACTAATACAATGGCAGGTGCTAAAAAATCTCCAGAAAAACAAGACGAAGAATACAGAGTTTGGTATGTCGGAGTAACGAGATCTGCCAAAAATCTATACTTAATCAAAGCAAACAACAAATCAAAGGAGTTTAAAATATAATGGCCTATTTAAATGCAGACATACCACCTATCTATTGTAAGGTAAGAAAAGAATATCTTTATGATCTTAAAGAACATCATGGAGAGAGTGAAGATTGTTGTATTTTTGGATTTGCATCCATAACCGACAGAGCTCTATTGTTTCATATCATGTTACCCAATGGTGCATGTTTTTGGAGACTTCCTATATCTGCTTTTTTTCAAGAAAAGTTTGAAGTAAAAGATGTAGAACCACCTGCGATAGATCAAGTGCAATTATGGAATTGCTTTAGTTATTATCCTAGTGTACACTGTTTTAGTTTTTTAAGAGGAAAACGAGGAAAGTATTTTGGAAAAGATAAGAAAGATTATCCAGGAGAATATTTATTCACCATTGATTGGGGACATCCAGAAAGTAATATTTTGGATACAGAGCATTCTGAAATTCCTCAAGAACATAAATGTGCACACATACTTGCGTTGGATAGTGGAAACTATGCAGCACAACCCAATAATCGTATTCTGTGGGATGCTCCTAATTACGTTACTGATGGTAGTGTACCAGATTATTCTGTCCAGAGCACTTATTGGAATGTAGAAAACAAAGACTGGTTAACAGAAGACTCTAAAAAAATGTTTTACACAACAGAGGATAAAAAATAATGAAGTCACTTGTATTTAAAGCACAAACAGAATGGGTAAAGCCAACAGAGTTTCCAGACCTTAGACAAGCTGACACAATTGCTATTGACTTAGAAACATGTGATCCAGATTTAAAAACTAAAGGATCAGGTGCTGTTGTAGGTCGAGGTAAAGTAGTTGGCATAGCTGTGGCTACAGATGGTTACTCTGGGTACTTTCCTTTTGATCACGAGGGTGGTGGTAACCTTGAAAAAAGTAAAGTAATTCAATGGTTTACAGACATTTGTGCTTGTCCAGCCATTAAAGTTTTTCACAATGCAATGTACGATGTGTGTTGGATTAGAGCCATGGGTATAAAAATAGAAGGACAAATTGTAGACACAATGATTGCAGCATCATTAGTAAATGAAAATAGATTTAGGTTTGATCTTAATAGTTTAGGTTGGGATTATTGTGGCCAAGGAAAAAATGAAACAGAATTAAATCAGGTAGCAAAAGAATGGGGACTAGATCCCAAAGCTGACATGTGGAAGTTACCTTCTATGTATGTTGGTAACTACGCTGAACGTGATGCAGAACTTACATTAAATTTATGGAAAGTAATGCAGAAGGAACTAATTGACCAGGACCTAGGATCTATTTTTGAATTAGAGACAGATTTATTTCCTTGCCTGGTTGATATGAAATTTAAGGGAGTACGTGTAGACGTTGAAGGAGCTCATAAGTTGAAGCAACAGCTAGCATCAAAAGAAGAAATACTACTCCAAAAAGTAAAAACAGAGACAGGAATAGAACCTCAAATATGGGCAGCAAGATCGATTGCAAAAGTTTTTGATAAACTTGGTTTAGAATACGAACGGACTTTGAAAACACAAGCACCATCATTTACTAAAAATTTTCTTTCTACTCATAAACATCCTACAGTTAATCTTATAGCAAAAGCTAGAGAGATTAACAAGGCACATACAACATTTATAGATACGATTATAAAACATGAACACAATGGTAGAATTTATGCAGATATAAATCAAATTAGATCGGATAGTGGGGGAACAGTAACAGGAAGATTCTCTTACTCTAATCCGAATTTACAACAAATTCCTGCTCGCAACAAGGATTTAGGTCCATTGATCCGATCCCTCTTTATACCAGAATCTGGTTGCGAATGGGGATGTTTTGACTACTCACAACAAGAACCAAGATTAGTAGTTCACTATGCATCCCTGGACCAAGACTCAAGCGTCTATAATGTTAAGGAAGCTTACGACGATGGTAATGCAGATTTTCATACAATCGTTGCACAGATGGCAGATATACCTAGAGACCAAGCTAAGACAATTAATCTTGGATTATTTTATGGTATGGGTAAAGCTAAGCTGCAAGCAGAGTTAGGTGTATCAAAAGATAAGGCAGAAGAATTGTTTTCTATCTACCATGAGAGAGTTCCTTTTGTTAAATCATTAACAAGGTCTGTATCTAATAGAGCTCAACAACGTGGACAAATTAGAACTTTACTAGGTAGGTTATGTAGGTTTCATTTATGGGAACCCAATAGTTTTGGTATGCATAAAGCTTTACCATTTGATCAAGCTGTCCAGGAACATGGTCCAGGCATCAAGCGAGCTTACACTTACAAGGCTTTAAATAAATTAATCCAAGGTAGTGCAGCAGATATGACTAAAAAATGTATGTTAGAGTTGTATAAAGAAGGTATTGTAGCACATATACAAATTCACGATGAACTTGATATTTCTGTAGAAAATGATAAACAAGCTAAGAAGATAGTAGAAATAATGGAATCTGCTGTTGACTTAGAGATACCTAACAAGGTAGATTACGAAAA